AAACACTTAATATGTTAGGAAAAGAAATGGTTAACCACCCAGAACATTATGGTGGTTCAGAGAATAAATACGAAGCGATTAAAGTGATTGACGCTTGGGATCTTGGGTTTAGTTTAGGAAATACCGTAAAGTATATTTCAAGAGCCGGAAAAAAAGATAAAGATAAGGAAATACAAGATCTGAAAAAAGCGGCTTGGTATTTACAACATCATATTGAAAACTTAGAAACTAATCGTTAATAACAACGATATCGTTTTCTTGGATATCATATAGATCAGAAGAGCCACCCTTTATTTCAAGAACCATATCACCAAAACCTTTGTAACGTAAACAATTATTACCTTTACACGGTTTACAATTTTTATGTATTTTCGTTATAGTGTTATTGTTGATAAAGATAATATCAAGATTGACGATACAATCTTTCATCCAAAAGGAATGTTCACCATCGGTTAAAATAAATAACATACCATTAAATTGGTTATCAAATTTTTTACCCATCATTCCATTTTGGATATCTTTGGGTGTAATCATTGTTTTTACAGTAAAGGAATTGTTATTTATTAATAGTTCCATAGTAATAAATATCATAAAATATTGAATTAATTTGGTTTTTAACAATTTTGTAGATATTTATGAAATACAAAAAAACACACACCCACCCTTTCTGTTGGTAAAACATAAAATCTCAAAAAATTAAAATATTTTTTTGAGATTTTTGTTTTTATAATAATTTTTTTATATATTTGTACTATGAAAACAGGATTTAACATTAGAATATTACACGAAACGTTTGGTGAGTTACTAAACGAAACATTTGTTGATCAAATACAATTTAAATTGTTTTTAAAAATGATTCATACTAGTGTTGAATTAAAACAAAATTTATCATTTTATAATGGTGATACATTTTACATTAATATACCTAGTAAAACTTTGGTTGATTGTATTATTGTTACCAACACAAATGAATTATCTTTAACAGAACAAGTTAGAAGTAAGATTGAAGCACTGGTAACAAAATAAATTTGGTTTTTTCATTTTCCTATGTCCAAAAAATGAAATGGTGGAGTCGATGGGTTGTTAATGTAAATTAACAACCCATTATTTTAATTTTAAAATTTGTCCTGGTTTAAGGGTTTCAGATTTTAAATCGTTTAATTTAATAATAGAATCAACAGTAACCGTTTTATCATATTTTGACGCAATTCCAGATAATGTTTCACCTGGTTTTACAACATATAGTTTAAAGACACTCGGAGAAAGACCACCACCACCAATTTGTGGTTTAGGTATTTGTGTCTTAGTTTTTTCTTGTTTAATTTTCGGTTCAACTGGTTTAGATAATTCTTCGGCATATTTTAAGAACGCCCTTTGGTTGTTTTTCATTCGTTCAGCAACAGTTCCTTTTTTTCTTGGGTCGTCAACGTTTGAAAAATCAATGTTCCAACCCTCAAGATATTGTTTAGCACCCAAAGACCAGTTGTTAGCATTTAAACTTTTAACCCATTTATAACCACTTTTAACCTCACCACGATATGTTGCATTAACTAATGCTCGTTGAACATAAATTGGATATGTATCAAATTTTGGAAAAACTTTTTTTGCAATTTCTTCGTGTTTTTTTATATCGTCGGTTAATAATTGTTCGGCTTCTCTATTTGATATAATCATACCTGGTTTTACTGATGGTCCGGTATGACCCCACCCAATTGTTAACACACCACCATAAGGTGATTTTTTACGAATGAATGTTTTTTTATTATTTGGTGGTAATTTCGGATCCTTATCATCAAACACGTAATGTTGGTTCTTACTATTAACAACAGTTGATTCATAACCTTTAATTAAATCCCTAAATTCAGTGTCGCTAACAACACTTTCAAGCAACATTTTATGTTGGTTTTCAGTTATTATGATTTTCATAATAATAAATAGTTGTGTAATTAAAAAAAAATATCTATATTTGCTATATGGAAAAAACAATATACATCGTAAGAGGATGTCCGAATGCTGGAAAATCAACATTTGCTAAAACATTGGGTGGGATACACATTGAAGCGGATCAATATTTTGTTGATGGTGATGGTAATTACAATTTTGATGGTAGTAAAATAAAACTAGCACACGAATATTGTAAAGGTCAAACTGAAGCTTGGATGAAAACTGACGGAACACAGGTTAATGTGGATAAAATAGTTGTTTCAAATACCTTCACACAAGAATGGGAGTTCCAACCTTATCTTGAACTCGCAGAAAAATACGGGTATAAAACTTTCTGTATTATCGTTGAAAATCGTCACGGAAATACCAACGAACACAATGTTCCAGAAGACAAAATAGAACAAATGAAAAATCGCTTTAGTATAAAATTATGAATAGATTAGACAGATTAAAAGAACAACATCCAGATTTGAATGTATCGTTAATTGATATTATCACATCATTGGATCCGACCGATACTTATAAGTATACTGAGTTTTTAATTAAACATTTTAAAAACGAGTATTATAGTGCAGATTTGGATGGGCTTAAAAAATATTTAGGTGTATTTTTGTTTGGTTCAGAAGAGATTTCAGTTTTAAATGAATTTGAAAGACATATAAAAGCAAATAGGATAAAAGAAAAAGATATTAGTAAGTATAAAAATTTTAGTGAATTAGAAGTACAAGTTGATATTGCTGAAGAAATTGAAAACAGAAAAAAAATTGAAAAAGAAATATTAAGGATTTACGAAGACAACAACTGGCTTATTTTAACACCGTTAAGTTTTGAAGCGTCCAAAGTATATGGTGCAAATACAAAATGGTGTGTAACACAAGGAAGATATTGGAATCAATATTTAACAACACATAGATTAATATATGTCATTAATAAAGAAACAGATGTAAAAACTGCATTCTCAAGAAATTTCTCAACTGAAAAGTTCCAGGCTTGGGATAGTTCAGATAAAGAAGTTGACCCAATGCTTATTAACTTTATTCCGGATGAATTGTTTTTAAAAATTAGAAAAGAATTACAAGAAAATAAAACAACTGGTGATTTAATCGGTTGGGGTGATAATGTTAAAAGTATACGAAAAATATCTGATTATCCGATTACTAGGGACTATAATAGTGATAATAATATAGCGTTAAGAGATTTCACAAATATGCTGTTGGAAAATCGGACTAATGGTATATATGTTAATGATGGGTCAGGTGTTTTAAATAATAACACTAATGTACCGACAGACATACATACTGCATTAATAGGTGTTGACAGTTTAGATCACACACCAAGACTAAGGAATATTGACATATCACCATATCATAATGATACGGAACTTAGTGAAATGTTAGAATATTATACATCTAATTTTTCTTCAAGTTCTTTATTAAGACCTTAAAAAAATAAAAATTATGAGTTTTAAAAAATTATTGACAACAGGAAAAGTGTGGATAACCTCAGATACCCACTATGGTCATAAAAACCTGACGAGAGGAGTGACCAATTGGCGAACCCAGGATGGACAAATACCTATTGACTCAACAAGAGACTTCCAAACGATTGATCAAATGAACGATCGAATTGTTAGTGGAATTAACAATATGGTTGGTCAGGATGATACTTTGATAATGTTGGGTGACGTTTCATTTGGGGGTTTTGAGAATATTGGAATATTTCTTGATAGATTGGTATGTCAAAACATTCATCTTATATTAGGAAATCACGACATGCACATCCAAAACAATCGTGGAAACATACAGAGTAGATTTTTAAGTGTTAATCACTATTTGGAAGTGAATATTGAAGGAAAAAATTTTGTGTTATGTCATTATCCATTACAAAGTTGGCATGGACTAAATAAAGGTGTAATCCAATTACATGGGCATGTACACCTTAGTCCAGACAAGAAATTTGGTAACGGAAAGAAAATGGATGTTGGTGTTGATGGAAATGATTTAAAACCATATAGTATTGATGAAATCATTAAGATTATGGATAAAAGAACAATATTTTCAGATATGGATGGAGATCATCATTTAGATAATTTAGTTGGTGTTGTTGGTTGATAATATGAAAAACAATTTAAAAGAAAAATTAAAGGACTTAATCAAAAAGATTAGTTTTGAATCAACGGTAAGAGTTGTTGGATCCTTGGATAAAACATTTGAAATCTTTGATATTAAAGAACCAATGGATCTCTTAAACTTATTTAATGATCTGGAATCAGTTCAGAGTGAAGAATATGAAGATTATGTATTATATCGTTATAAAAAAGGCCATAATATTATGATTTACAATAGAAAAAATGACTACGTTTACATTAATTATGATGAAATTTGGTCAGTTTTAGGAAACAAATTCGGTCTTAACTACACTGATATACAAAAACTTACAGAGAGATGGTTGGATGAGGTCTACAATTTAAGGGTAGTCACACCGCAATGCTCGTTTGGAAATGCTGAAACAAGTTGGATGAGGTCAACAATTTAAAGACATAATTTAATATATTTATTTTTATGAAGATCATAATAACCGAAGAACAATATAACCTACTACAAGATATTGATGATGGGTTAATAACCTACTCAAGTATATTTAAACCTGAGATTAAGATTTTAGTTATATTTAAAAATAATGAAAATTACGAAAATCTTATAACGATATTCAATGAGTATGGTTATGGTTTTTATGTACCAAACCAAGAATTAATAATTATTAATGGTGAAATATTTTTAAATTCTAACGATTTAACAATGGACGATTTAAGGTTTATTGAGGCTCACGAAATTAGTCACTTACTTTTAAATCACGATGGACCAAGATCCGAGAAAGACGAAATGGATGCTGATATAGGTGCGTACATATTATTAACAAGACATAATATTTCAACAGAACGATTAGTGGATGAATTTGAATTTAGACATAATGTTAAATTTGATGAAAAATTAACTAAAAATTTTGATATTTAATTTTCTTTTACTAATATTAATAATATGAGTAAAAAAATTTTGTTTCTTGATAACGACGGAGTCATATGTCTTTCCAACAATTGGGGTGGTAGATTTAAGAAAAAAGGATTTGATTCTAATCCCCAAACACCAATGGATATTAGAATGGATGATTTTGATACTAAAGCAGTTAAAGTTTT